GCGGCTCAAGCTCGACAGCGGGCGCAACAAGCGGACAGACAGCGCGAGCAACAGATGCGAGCTCGTGAGGCTGCGGCTGCGGAAGCTCGTAGGAAGCAGGCGGAACAAAGTAGGAGAGAGGCTGCGGCTGCGGAAGCTCGACAGCGAGCTCAAGCTGCGGCTCGTGCGGAGCAGGCTCGCATTGCTCAGGCGGAAGCTGCTGCGGAAGCTGCTCGTCTTGCTCGCATTGAGCGGAACAGGGAAATTGCGTTACATCAAGATCCCAGCACATCGTTGAAAAAATCAACCATTAGGCAGCAGGAAATTGCTCGTCGTTTATCTGAGAGGGGCGTTGATGGTTATCTTGGCGCAGCAGAAGGTGCAGTGCCCCTGCCCGAGACGGATACCAGTGGTATTATGTCGGCTGCTCCGATCTCAGATCCTTCTGCATCTACGGCCACTGGTGATGACGCTACTTTTGGAAGCAACGTCATGAATTTTCTGGAAGGACTTCCGGGTCTTGGTGGTATAATTAGCGGTGTAATTGACTCGGTTAAGATGGGTTACGATGCTGGTGGGCCGCTCGTTTCTTTTGACGAACAAAGAGCGAATCTTGAGCAGTCTGGAAAGTATTCTGCGGCTGAAATTGAAGAGTACATGCGTCAGACAAAGGAAGGTTTTGAGCGTCAACAGGATCAAATGTTTGGTGGTGGTGCGCCTTCTGGTGATGACGATGGCCCTAGGGGTGATGTGGTTCCCGCGGATCCATGTCCTGAGGGTTTTGTAATGGATGCGGAATCTGGAGTGTGTGTTCCGGTTGAGGATGATGTTGAGGATCCAGTAGCTCCAGTAGCTCCAGTAGCTCCAGTAGCTCCAGTAACTCCGATTGAAGTGGACCCGGTTGAGGTTGAGGTTGGTTCTTCAGATTACTTGGATATGACAAATCCATATATGCCAACTCCGTTGCAGCCCTATGGTGCGCCCTCAATTTCTGAAGCCCCAATCGAGTCTGTTGATCCGTTTGATCCGTACAATATGTACAATTTCAATAGATGAATTTACAGGCATTACCGGAAGAGGCATTAAAGGAAATCTTAGCCTTAACGGAGGCTAAGAAGACCTTAGATTTGAGGGAAAAAGCGCATGATCAGTTCATGCCGTTTGCTCATCATGTGTATGAGAACTTCATTGAGGGTCGCCATCACCGGGTTATTGCGGAAAAGTTGGAGCGGGTAGCGAGGGGCGAGTTAAAGCGGTTAATTATTAATATGCCGCCTCGTCATTCGAAGTCAGAGTTTGCCAGTTATTTGATGCCTGCGTGGTTTTTGGGTCGGAATCCGAAGTTAAAGATCATTCAGGCAACGCACAACACTGAGTTGGCGGTACGGTTTGGTCGTAAGGTTCGTGATTTGATTGACGATCCTGCATATAAGTCTGTTTTTCCGGACACGAATTTGAAGGAAGACAACAAGGGTGCGGGTCGTTGGCAGACGGATCGTGGCGGCGAGTACTTTGCGGCGGGTGTTGGTGCTGCGGTAACGGGTCGTGGTGCGGATTTGTTTGTGATTGACGACCCGCATTCGGAGCAGGACGCGATGAGTGAGAGCGCGTTCGAGAATGCGTATGAGTGGTACACTTCTGGTCCTCGTCAGCGTCTTCAACCGGGCGGTGCGATCATAATTGTTATGACTCGGTGGGGAAAAAAGGACTTGACAGGTCGTTTAATCGCCGCGCAGGGCGGTGATGTGATGGCGGACAAGTGGGAGGTTGTGGAATTTCCTGCTATTATGCCTTCTGACAAGCCTTTATGGCCTGAATTTTGGGAAAAAGACGCATTATTGGGGATTAAGGCGTCACTTCCGGTGGCAAAGTGGAATGCTCAGTGGCAGCAGCAGCCTACGTCGTCTGAGAGTGCAATTATTAAGCGTGAATGGTGGAAGGACTGGGAGAAGGAGAAGACTCCGCAGTTGGATTACATTATTCAGGCGTATGACACGGCGTTTTCGAAGAAAGAGACTGCGGATTACAGCGCGATTACGACTTGGGGGATATTTAAACCTGAGGAGGGCGGTGCGGATCACGCGATATTGATGGATGCTCGTCGAGGGCGTTGGAATTTCCCGGAACTCAAGGAGATTGCGTATGAAGAGCACGAATACTGGGAGCCAGACATGGTGTTGGTCGAAGCGAAAGCGACGGGTACACCACTTATTGACGAGTTGCGGCTTCGTGGTATTCCGGCACTGGGGTTCTCACCGGGCAAAGGGAATGATAAGGTGACTAGAATGCACATGGTTGCGCCTTTGTTTGAAGCGGGAATGGTATGGGCACCTATGCACGAAAAGTTTGCTGATGAGGTCGTTGAGGAGGTAGTTTCATTTCCTAATGGCGATCATGATGACTTTTGTGATAGTATGACCTTGGCACTGATGCGTTTTCGTCAAGGCGGGTTTATCTCGTTAAGTGGCGAAGACGAGGATAGTTTAGAATGGAGGCCCCGTAAGCGGGAGTATTATTAATGGCTTTACCACCTAACATGGTTGCACCGGGGTTAGACCTCGATGATACGGCGGGACTTCCTGACTTAGAGATTCCGATTGATGTTCCGATGGAATTTCCTAACGGTGCGGAGATTGTTGAGGATGCGGACGGTGGTGCGGAGATTTTTGCGCTACCGGAAGACGGTATGGTGGAAAACCCTATTCCTGAGGATATTCCGTTTGACGCTAATTTAGCCGAGGTTTTGGACGAGGCTACTTTGGGTGAGTTATCCTCGGAGTTACGGTCGTCTTACAAAGAGGATCTTGAGTCTCGTGACGAGTGGGAAGAGACGTATGTTAAAGGTCTTGATTTACTTGGATTGAAGAGCGAGGAGCGCACGACTCCGTTTGAGGGTGCTAGTGGTATTACGCATCCGATGATTAGTGAGAGTGTTACGCAGTTTCAGGCGCAGGCTTACAAGGAGTTATTACCGTCTGGCGGTCCTGTTCGCACGAGTGTTTTAGGTTTACAGAGTCCGGAGCGTGAGCAGCAGGCTGTTCGTGTTAAGGACTTTATGAACTACCAGATTACTGAGGTGATGGAAGAATATGATCCGGACATGGATCAGATGCTGTTTTATTTACCCTTGAGTGGTTCTACCTTTAAGAAGGTTTATTTTGATCAGGCTAAGCAGCGAGCGGTTGCGAGTTTTATCCCAGCGCAAGATTTGGTTGTTCCATATTCGGCGTCTGATTTAACGACGGCTACTCGTGTTACGCATGTGTTACGCATGGATGAGAATGACGTTCGCAAGATGCAGGTTGCTGGCGTTTACAGTGATGTAGACCTGAGGGGTTCCAGTGATGAGGAGACGGACGCTGTTCGTAAGAAGGTAAACGAGTTAGAGGGTTTATCTAAGAATTACAGCGACGATGTTTTAAACATTTTGGAGATGCATGTCGATCTGGACCTTGAGGGGTTCGAGGACGTAGATCCGATGACGGGTGAGCCTACGGGCATACGTCTTCCTTACGTTGTTACGTTAGACGAGGCTTCTGGAAAGGTTTTGTCGGTTCGTAGAAACTATGACATGACGGATCCGTTAAAGCGCAAGCGTCAGTTTTTTGTGCATTACAAGTTTATGCCGGGTCTGGGATTTTATGGCTTTGGTTTAATTCACATGATTGGCGGTTTGGGCCGCGCCGCGACTAGCCTGTTGCGTCAGTTGATTGACGCGGGCACGTTATCCAACCTCCCGGCTGGATTTAAGGCCCGTGGAGTGCGTGTACGCAATTCTGATGAGCCGTTACAGCCCGGAGAGTTTAGGGACATTGACGCTCCCGGTGGGAGCATTAGGGACGCTATTGTTCCACTGCCTTACAAAGAGCCGTCGGCTACGTTGTCTCAGTTGTTGGGTGGATTGGTTAACGACGGACGTAGGTTTGTTTCGTTAGCTGATCAGCAGATTACGGACATGAGTCCTGAGGCTCCGGTTGGTACTACGGTAGCGATGTTGGAGCGGGGCATGAAGGTCATGTCTGCGATTCACAAGCGGTTGCACTACGCCCAGCGGACGGAGTTTCGTTTACTGGCGCGTATCTTTGCGGAAAACCTTCCTCCTCAGTACCCCTATGAGGTTGCTGGGGCGGGTCAAGAGGTCAAGATGCAAGACTTTGATGCGCGGATCGACGTCCTCCCCGTCTCTGATCCGAACATCTTTTCTATGGCTCAACGGATTGCGTTGGCTCAACAGCAACTGCAACTAGCGCAGTCTAATCCGGAGATGCACAATCTCCATGCGGCGTATAGGCGGATGTATCAAGCATTAGAGGTGCAAAACATTGACGAAGTCCTTCCTCCCCCACCGCCACCTCCTCCCCCGCCTCAACCGCAGGATCCAGCTACGGAGAACGGCGCACTCATTAGCGGCCAGCCCGTCCAAGCGTTCCCACAACAGGACCACGAGGCGCATTTGGCGGCGCATTTAGCGTTGTTGGAGTTGCCGATGGTTCAGCAGGCACCTCCTGTGTTTGGGGCTTTGTTGTCTCATTTGTTCCAGCACATTAACTTAGAGGCTCGGGACACGGTGAATAAGGAGCTTGAAAAGATTAATACTCAACCTCAGGAGCAGATGCAGCAATTACAGTTGATGGCACAAGCTGGGGCGATTGATCCGATGGCGGCGGAGCAGCAGATGATTCAGTTGCAACAACAGCCGCCTCAACAGTTTCAACCGGACCAGATCGAGGCGCGTGTGGCGCAGATTGAGGAAGAGATGATTAAGGACTTGATGCCTAAGTTAAGTTCTGCGGGTAGCGATGGTTCGGAAGATCCGCTAGTTAAGATCCGTATGCAGGAGCTTTCTATCAAGCAGATGGAAGCACAACATAAGACGGCCATGGATCAGGCTCGGATTGAGCTAGAGAATTCTAAGCTGGAACAACGGGCTGTCACGGATGCGTCTCGATTGGAGTTGCAGGAAGAGATTGCGGAAAATCGCAACGCTGTCAATCAAGAGCGGATCGATGTGCAGCGAGAAGCAATGTTACGGAGGACCTAATGCCTCTTAAAGAGGGCACATCCAAAGGTGTTATCAGCCAGAACATCAAGACAGAAATGGCTGCTGGAAAACCGCAAGATCAAGCGGTTGCTATTGCTTTAAGCAAAGCGGGTAAAAGTAAATATTCTTCTGGCGGTATGGTGAACAGGCGGTTTAGTCCGATAGCCCGACCACAGAGGTTTGTCGGAGAGTTCTAGTGTTGTGCGCTCTCACCGCAGTGTTGGTGGGGATGCATGGCGGCGACATGTACAAGGCGTGTGTGTACCGTTGTCCTAGAGACGTTTCTTATTTTTACTACCATTATCCGCGGATTGTACGGATACCGTATGATTATCGGTGTCCTCCTGTAGCCAAGGTGGGTGAACGTGTATGATCGATCCATTTACAGCATTTGCAGCCGTTAAGTCCGCTGTTTCTGCGGGCAAGGAACTCGTTAATGTCACCAAGCAGATTGGTGAGTTTTTTGACGGGGTGGATGATTTACGCGCTGCGCATGAGCGTAAGAAGAGCAGCTTGTTTTCTGGTTCCGATGAAAACGCCATGGAGACATTTGTTAACTTGCAACGGGCTAAAGATGCCGAGGAGGAACTTCGCCAGATTGTAATAGCCACGCGAGGTTTTTCTGCTTGGGGGGAGCTCCAAGCAATACGGGTTCAAGCTAGGAAAGACCGCAAAGCCAAAGCTTTGGCGGAAAAGAAACGCAAGCAAAAAATGATGGAGAGGTTTATTATTTACGGCGGTTCGATAGCGATTGTCGCTATAATGCTTGGAATGACTGTTGTGATAATTTTAGCAAAGCAGGGGCGCATCTGATGGCAGACGGGGTTTCAGGAGTAGGCTCTGCTCCTTTTAATGTGGGAAGTGACATACACGCCCAAACGCGGGCCCGTGAGCGCATAGAAACGCATCTTGTTGAGCAGAGGGTAGAAAAAGAACACCGGGCCAACCACAGCCATTTAGAGGCTCTTGTAAAGCAACGATTGGACTTACAGGAAAGTTATGATAGGTTTGGGCGCAAGACTAATGCGGATCGACCGCAGGGGACAAAGTTAAACATAGAGGTTTGACATGGAAAAGATACTTGCTTGGAAGATTATGCCGCGTCTTATGATGCTGGTGATGACTGTGATGTACATTCGAGTTTTGGAATGGGGAATGAGCCTCGACGATTTGTCAACGCAACAATCCGCAATGATTTCGATTTGCTCTGGGGCGCTTACAGGAGCGTTCGCCGTTTGGTTGGGTTCTGAGAAATGATGACATTTGTTTGTGCTTTCTTAGGTTCTTTCACCGCCGCGGCGGTGATTTCGATTTTCCTAGAACGGAGAAATAAATGATACAGGCATTATTAGGCCCTGTTGCAAACCTTGCTGGAAGTTGGTTGCAAGGCAAAGCCGACAAGAACGCCGCCGCGGCGGAGCTAAAACTCACCGAGGCTAAGGCTAAGGCACAGATACTTTTGTCTGAGAAGACCAGTGTTGCCGACTGGGAGCGCATTATGGCGGAGGGCGCGAAATCAAGTTGGAAGGACGAATGGTTCGTTGTAATTTTGTCTATCCCTTTGATTTTATGTTGGATTCCGGGTGCAGAAGGTTGGGTGGACCGTGGGTTTGCGCAGCTTAACAAGGCCCCAGACTGGTATTTTTACAGCCTTGGAATCGCAATTTCAGCAAGTTTCGGTGTGCGCGGAGCACAGGCATTCTTTAAGAGGAAGTAATGAAATACGATACGTCGGATGACGAAGAGTTCACCTCTGCGTGGAACGGAAAGTACGGTAGGAGACAGGTACGATGAGCGAGTTTAAGTTAAGCAGACGTAGCCTTGATCGTCTTGAAGGTATTGATGACGGGTTACAGGCTGTAATCAAAATGGCGATTACTTTGACCAAGACCGATTTCGGGGTGGTTCAGGGGATGAGAACCATTGAGCAGCAGAAGGAACTTGTTGCTAAAGGGGCCAGCCAGACGATGAAGTCTAAACACCTTGAGGGTAAGGCTTTCGATATTATGGCCTTCATAAATGGCAGGGCAAGTTGGGAACTCTCGGTTTATGATGATCTTGCTGATGCGATTAAAGAAGCGGCGACACAGCTAAACGTCCCTATTTGTTGGGGTGCAGCGTGGGGCACACCTGAGATGCCGTATCCAATGGACATTCGCAAGTGGGAAGGTACAATGGAAGAAGCAATGAATGCGTATATAGACTTGCGCAGATCACAGGGTCGTCGCCCGTTTATTGATGGTCCACACTTTGAATTGATAGATTAGGAGACTGTTATGTCGAGGTTTACACGCGAACAACTGGACCGATTTTTAAAAGGAGCTACTGGAGACGAAGCAATGGGCGGTTCGAAGAGCCCCGGCGCGGGAGGACAGACTGCGGTAGCTCAAGAGGTGGAAAAACTTCTTCGTAAAAACCCTGAGATGTTCGAAGAGATGTTGGACAAAAAACCCAAGAAGTTTTTTCTCGGTGGTCGAGCCGGTGATGTTCGAGACAACTCTAAACGTGGGAAGACATTCTAATGCCTATGATTTCGATTAGCATTATACCGGATGGTATTCCGGTAGATAAAATGCAGGACGGCGACGATGGTGGTCCAAGCTGTCCCATAGCTACCAAAGACGCGGAAGCGAATACGCAAGCCAAGGCGGTTGCAGTAGAAGAAGCGAACTACCGTGACCCATCTGCGGACGGTGGGTTTAAGCTTACCGAAGTTTGTGGAAACTGCGGAGCGTACAATCAAACGGAAGACATGTTGGAATGTATTGGTGATGATTCTGGTGATCTAGGATACTGTCAGATGTACAAATTCATGTGTTCATCCGACCACGTTTGCAATGACTGGGTGAAGGGTGGGCCGATTAAGTCTATGGCCGAGGGTTCAGAGAGAGATATTCTTTAATGGACGCTGTTGCTTTCGCTACATATATGTATAAGATCCTGAAGGAACGAGAGCAGGACATTGCGTCTGCTCTTGCGCATGATGCTGCTAAAGATTGGGAGCAGTATAAACTCATGGTGGGTGAAGTACGGGGCATCACCTACGCTCGTGAGGAAATCAAAGCCCTGCTGGAGAACCACGCTGACGATGTCGAAGACCTTATATCTTCCTGATCATGTCGCGCAGAAAATTAACAAAGAGAAAGCAGGGAACACCGCTGCTTCTTCTGACGTTGGTAGCGCGTATGTTGATACCGCCGAGAAGGTTTTAGATCCTTCTCTTTTAGAAAAACCCCTTCTTGAAAGACTGCCGCAGCCTACGGGCTGGCGTGTTTTAGTTATGCCTTATCAAGGTGCTACCAAAACACAGGGCGGTTTACACATTCCGGACGAAGTTCGGGATCGTGAAGCTGTAGCAACGGTTGTTGCGTATGTCTTAAAGGTTGGCCCTATTGCCTACAAAGACCCTGACAAGTTTGGCCCAGATGCTGCACCGTGGTGTGTCGAGGGACAATGGGTTTGTATCGGTCGATACTCGGGATCGAGATTTAAGATCGATGGAGGTGAAGTTCGTATAATCAATGACGATGAGGTTATTGCTACGATCTTAGAGCCCGACGACATTAAACAGGTTTAGGAGAAGAAGATGTCCGAAGAACAAGAAGTCATTGAGAATGACGATGAGGGTGTGGAAGTAGAAATTGAAGCGCCGCAAGAAACGGATCAGGTAACAGAAGTCGAGCCAGTGGAGCAAGAATCTGCGCCAGTGGATTCTTCTGGCGATGACGAACTTGAGAGCTACAGCACGAAGGTTCAGTCTCGGATTAAGAAGTTGACTGAACGGTATCGTAAAGAGGAACGGGATCGGGAAGAGGCGGTGCGTTTGGCGCAGCAGCTTTTAACCGAGAACCAAAGCCTGAAAAGTCGGGTTCAAAACCTAGACGAAGGTTATTTGTCCGAATACGGCACTCGGCTGGATGCGCAAGTTGATACGGCAAAGCGGCTATATAAAGAGGCGTATGACTCTGGTGACACAGACAAGATGTTTGACGCCCAAGAGGCGTTGTCCAAAATGTCGATTGAGCAGGAGCGTTTGCGCCTTGCCAAGCAGCGCTCTGAACACCAAATGCAACAGGAGCAGTATCAACAGGAGCAGTATCAACAGGCTCCTGTCCAGCAGCCCGCTGCAAAACCTGATCCAAAAGCTCAAGGTTGGGCGGAAAAGAACGAATGGTTTGGGTCTGACGAAGTCATGACTTACGCGGCGTTTGGGATACATAGGAAGCTCGTTGAAGAAGAGGGGTTTGACCCAGCCAGCGAAGAATACTATACTGAAGTTGATCGTCGAATGCGTTCGGAGTTTCCGAATAAGTTTCAGACGAAGAAATCGAGTGGAGCACAGGTCGCCTCGGCTGGCGCTTCAGCATCTCGCAGCACATCAAAATCGGGGCGCAGGTCGGTTAAACTATCACCGTCACAAATAGCGATGGCGAAACGTCTAAATGTACCGCTTGAAGAATATGCAAAATTTGTGAAGGATTGATATCATGGCTGACAGAAAACCGCGCTCAAGCGCAACACGCGAAACAGAAACGCGCAGAAAACCATGGGCTCCGCCCAGTCACCTTGCAGCACCTGATGCCCCAGAGGGCTTTGTGCATCGTTGGATACGAGTTGCAATGCGTGGTGAGGAAGACAAAATGAATGTCAACGCCAAGCTACGCGAAGGATGGGAACCTGTCCGGAAAGACGAATATCCAAACTATGAAGCACCTGTTATCGACGATGGTCGGTATGAGGGTGTGATTGGTCAAGGCGGACTGATGCTGTGCCGAATACCTGTTGAAACAGTAGCAGAAAGAACTGCATATTACGGGGGCAGAACCCGCGAACAGATGACTGCTGTAGATCAGGACCTTATGAAGGAACAACATCCTTCGATGCCGATAAGTAATAATCGGCAAAGTCGTGTATCATTCGGGGGATCTCGTAGAGACTCCGATTAATTGAAAGAGGATTGCTAAAATGGCAAACAGTAACGGTGCTTTCGGACTTCGTCCGATTGGTGTAGTCGGTCAGGCTGCAAACACCACTGGTGCGACCGAGTATCGTATCGCCTCTGGAAACACTAACGCGATTTACCAAGGTTCACCCGTAAAACCGCTGTCAACAGGCTTTATTGATATTGTTGGCGCGGCTACTGGTGGAAC